CTAATAGGATATATTTAGACGCTATATACTTTGATGGTACTACTACAGTAACTGAATTAAATTTATGGGTTCAGACTAGCAATGCGGCAGGTATTGACATACATGTAGGACTGCATCCTATGACGGATAGAGGCACCGTAGCTGCAAGAGCACACGGTGATATTATAGTATCAGTTACGGGAGCTAACCAGTTATATTCTAAAGTATTAAGCACTGCATGGACTCCCTCTGTTGGATGGTACTTTTTAACTATATGGACTGGTACAAGTGTAGTAGGAGTAACAGTTAACCTCACTGACACCCATCATGCCTTATTAGGCCAATCTTTATCCGCTTATGTATTTACAACATCATCTGAAGATACAATTGAGGTAGCGTGTTATATTCTCAATGACCCTAACTATGATACAGCCCCTGACACACTTATCACTGCTACTGACTTTAACGATGCTACTGGGGGTTATGGGTTTACTGCTACAGTAGGGGAAGTTTGGGCGCAATCTAATATACCTCTAATTATACTGAAGGCAGGCTAAGACAATGGCGTTTACTATTAATTATAAAGGTACAAGTTGTAGAGGCACTTTGTTCATATATCTATGCGGCAAGTGTGGACATGAACAAGAGTCTGTACACCCTGCTAGGGAGGAGCCTATGGTAGTGTGTGAGAAGTGTTGCTACGCTATGAACAAGAAGCCTGTAGTCTTCTCATTAGATGCAGACCACCACGATAGTATGAGGTCACATAACATAGGATGGGATGAGGATGCGTAAAACAAAACAACCAGAAGTAATTGACTGTGAAGTAAACAAAAAGGAATTACTGCCTAAGGTAGGAGCTGACTTACCTATACACCCAACGTTAGTAAGGGCTACTCAGGGACTATTCTTTGAGTATCGTTTCCAAACTACATGTAAGACTACTGCACCATACTGTCTGAAGCCGCACGACCATTCCCTTGATGGGGTGACGTATCGCTCCATGTATCTAATTTATATAAGCTGTGACAGTGAGTATGAGGCAGCTATTAAGCTGCTAGGCAACTATGCACACTGGTTAAAGTTAAAGAGGTGTACGTGGTTCCTGCCGTACATAGAAGAATGGAACTCTGAAATAGAACTAAGGGAATGTGCATTAGCTAAGAGTAAACTAGTAACCTTAACAGAGGCGGGTAATGTAACAGCCGCCCGCACACTACTAAACAGTAAGAAGATTGCCAGTGTAGGCAAGCCTATAAAAAATGGACATCGTAAGAGTGACATAGTATTAGGAGATTTAGATGCTATGCTAGAGCGTACAGACACTACCCAAAAGCCCAGTTAGGAATCGAATGGAAATTATATTATATACAGTTGTAGGCCAAATAGCAGTTGTAGGAATGCTGTTTAGATGGCTACAGGTACAAGGCAGAGATAACAGAGTAAGGATAGATAAAGTTATGACCGACAGCTATACGAAGGCGGAAACGAAGGAGGTGATTGACCTTAAAATTGAGCCAATCAAAGTGGGAGTTGCTCACATACAATCAGAGATAGCAGAACTCAAGAGCATGGTAGGTAAGTTGTTAGATGAGAAAAACAAGTAATATTGCCTCTACTAAGCTTGAGGAGTTAAGGGAGCGTTGTACTAACTCTTTATATGCCTTTGCTTGCGCAGTGGAACCTCATAGGGAGTATGGCGATTGTCATAGGGAGTTATTTGAATTCTGGCAGCAGTCGGAAGTGAATGCTATAGATAACACACTAGCACTAATGCCCCGCGACCATCAGAAGTCTCACTGCTTAGCAGTACGTTGCGCGTGGGAGATATATAAGAACCCGGCAATAACTATTATATATGTGTCAGCTACGTCAGGGCTAGCGGAACGCCAGCTTGTAGACATACAAAACATATTAGAGTCTAGGTTTTTTAGACAGCTCAGCCCCTCTATGATTAATAAGGATAAAGGTAAACGTGCCATGTGGAATACTACAGGCATATCTGTTGACCATCCTGACAGAGAGGCCGAGGGGGTGCGTGACCCTACTGTTGCAATAGCAGGATTAACTACTAACACTACGGGGTGGCATTGTGTATTTCTAGCAAAAGATGATGTTGTTATTCCTGAGAATGCTTATACTATAGAAGCTCGTAAGAAGGTAGAAGCTAACTGCTCACAGCTTGCGTCTGTATTGACTACAGGAGGTACTGAGTGTGCTGTAGGTACACGCTACCATCCTAAAGACCACTATGCTAGTCTCAAGAATATGATAGAGTCTGTGCATGATGAGGAGACAGGGGAGGTTATAGATACACGAGCAGTGTATGCTGTACATGAACGCCAAGTAGAAGTTAACGGTGTGTTCTTATGGCCTCGTAAATCTAGGGCTACTGATGGGCATATGTATGGCTTTAACTATGCAGAACTAGCTAGGAAGAAGGCTAAGTACACGGACAGACTTCAATTCTTTGCTCAGTACTACAATAACCCAAATGACATGGAAGATAGAAACATTGAACGTGGAAACTTTCAATACTACAAACGTGAACATATCTTTATGCAGGGAGGTAACTGGCACTATGGTAAGGCTGGCGGTAAAGGTTACGGAGGAGATAGTAGAAGGCTTAATGTCTATGCTGCTATGGACTTTGCCTTTAGTAAAAGTAAGCGAGCAGACTATACTTGTATAGTAGTGTTTGGTATTGACTATGAGTTTAACGTGTACGTTCTAGACATTGTAAGATTTAAAACTAATAAGACTTCTGTATACTTTACTAACTTTAAAGAGATGCTTATTAAATGGGAGTTTAGTAGGCTCCGCGCAGAAGTGACAGCAGCACAGGAAGTAATTGTACAGTCTCTAAAAGACCAAGCAATAACTGAAGGTGTTCATTGTAGAATAGAATCACATCGTCCCAACAAGTATGATGGTGCTAAAGAAGAACGAATGGAGGCAGCACTACTCCCTCGTTATGAAGAAGGTAAGGTATACCACTTTAAAGGTGGTTTATGTAATTACCTTGAAGAAGAAATATTACTAGATAACCCAGAGCATGATGATATCAAGAATACTCTGGCTGATGGACTAAGTTCTGAGTATGTACGTAAGCCTCGTAGACCTTCTAGCAGAGAAGAACAAGCGAAGTATACTACCTCTGTACAGTACCATTCCCGATTTGGAGGAACAACATGACAACTGATGTACATGCTACAGTACAACTCTTAACACCAGACTCTATGGCAGATGAGATAAGTACTTTGTGGGATAGATTTAAGAGCGCCCGTAGTTCGTGGGAAGCTGAGATGGTAGAGATACGCAATTATAAGTATGCTACATCCACTCGCACTACTGAAGTAGACCAAGCAGACTTTAAGAACTCAACAACAGTTCCTAAGTTATCTCAGATAGCTATGAACTTACAAGCTAATTATAACGCCCATTTATTTAGTAATCCTAACTGGGCGCAGTTTGAAGCATTCAACGCAGATGCCGCTGGCAAAGAGAGTAAGGACATAGTTGAAGCCTATGTACGTACTAAAGCCAGACGTAAAGATTATGAGGGAGTTCTTAATAAGAATCTAATTGATTGGATTGATACAGGTGCTACATTTGCACAGCAAAGGTATATAACAGAAACGTATGAAGACTCTAATGGTCATGCTAAAATGTTATATCAAGGATGTGTATTAGAAAAGATTAATCCTGAAGAGATTGTGTTTGATGTTACTGCATCGTCCTTTAAGAAGGCACGTAAGATTATACGTAAGACTTATGGCCTTGGTGATATACGTGCGCTAATAGATGAAGATGCTGCCACACCCTTCACCCACGAAATACTAGAAGAGATGCGTAGCACTAGGCAATCTGTTCGTAGTTCTGGTATCACAGGCACTCATAGTGGAATTGATTGGAAAACTGAATCACTTACTAAAGCTGGCTTTGGTTCTTTATTAGAGTACATGCAGGGCGATACAGTAGAAGTGTTAGAATTTTATGGCGACTTTTATTCTATTGAAAGTGGAGAGTATTTAAAGAATCATAAGATTATTGTAGCTGACCGCAGGAAAGTTATTAGTATGGAACCTATACGCTCTCGTAACGGTAGCCAGTATATTTACTATTCAGGATGGGAAGACCGCCCCGATAACTTAATGGGCATGTCACCTTTGGCTAGGCTAGTGGGTATGCAGTACAAGTTAGATAAGCTTGAGAATCAACGAGCAGATGCCTTCGATAGAATTATTAACCCTGCTATAGTAGAGAAGGGTGATGTAGAGTTCTATGGTATTCATGGTGCTCCCGGCGGGCGTTATGTAGTAGATGAGCAGGGAGATGTTACGGAGTTAAACTTAGATGCTAAGGTACTTAATGCAGACTTCCAGATGCAGAACACAATGGAAATTATGGAAGAGATGGCAGGTAGTCCTCGCAACTCTTCAGGCTTCCGTACTCCGGGAGAGAAGACTAAGTTTGAGGTACAGTTTTTAGAGAATGGTGCCAATAGAATCTTTAGAACTAAAACTAATAAGTTTGAGAAAGAGTTCATTGAGCCTATCTTAAATGATATGGTTGAACTTGCATTAGATAATCTAGGAGAAACTGATTTAGTTTCTACAGAGAGTACAGAGTTTAGTACTCAGGAATTCTTAGCAGTAAGTAAATCAGACTTAAACATCAGTGGTACACTACGTGCCAGAGGCAGTCGCTTATTCGCAGAGAAGGCTAACGCCTTACAGAACTTACTAGGTATATTTAATACAGGCGCAGCAGAGTTAATTAAGCCTCATGTATCTAGGATTAAATTAGCTCAATCCTTTGAGGAGCTTGCTGATTTAAAAGAGCTAGGTATAGTTATTCCTAACATAGGGATACAAGAAGATGCACAATCACAACAACTAGCAAATCAGTCTCTACAAGCAACACAAGAAATTGATGCAGTTAATACGCTGCCTCCTGTAGAGGAAGATGAATAAGTGAAGACTATACGTTTAGTAAACAAACTAGAAAAGATACAGAACTTAACGCCAAGTGAAAAACGCAGCACAGCTGCTGCCTTTAATAACAGCAAAGCAGTCATTGGCTGCATAACAGATTACCTAAGTAATGAGATACAACGTATTGATAAAGTTCTAAATAACCCAGTAAAGTTGTATCAGAATAACAATGCAAATAACTTCGTAGCGTTCAAACTAGCAGAACGTGCGAGTATGATTACACTTCTATTATTGTTGACGGAACAGATAGAAGTACTTGACGCGACCAGCGTAGGAGAGTAAAATGACTAATAGTTTATTTAGTAATAACGATGATAGTTCTAATAACCAAACGGACTTAACAGGTGAAGATGCCTTAAAGTTAATGGTAGGCGAAGGTGGTAAGTATGCCTCCGCAGAAGAATTAGCAAAAGCCATGGTGTATAGCCAAAGCCATATTACTAAGCTTGAGCAAGAAGCGACCAGCTTTAAAGATAATCAGGCAAAGCAGACAAGTATAGACGATATACTAACTGCCATTAAAGCAGGACAAAGTAACGACAACCAACCAGATGATAACCAGAACCATTCCGACCAGAATGATAAAGGCGCTAGTGAAGTTGATATTACCAAGACTGTACAGGAAGCATTTGACGTGCAGACACGTAACCGACAATCCGATACTAATACAAAATTAGTCACGGACACATTAAGTAAGTCGTTAGGTGTAAGAGCTAATGAAGTGTATTCCAAGGTAGGAAAAGACTTAGGTGTGGACTTAGATGAGTTATCTAAAACCTCTCCTGAAGCTGTTATACGCTTATGTACTGGGCAGGGACAACCTAACCAGCAGCAGAGTAGTCTACCCGCAAGTACTGTTCATAACCATAGCACCTCAGTAGGAGGTGAACTTGATTACAAAGGTATTCAAGACCTTTATAAAAAGGGTGGTATGACAATCGACCAAAAATTTAGATTGGAACAACAACAAGCACAGAAGCTTGGTAGTAAGTTTTTCAATCAGTAATAGGAATTTATTATGTCTGGTAATACTACATCCAACTCCGACAGTATAATTCGCTCCGAGTTATGGCAAGTCCAGTTGGAAGAGATTTTACATGAGAATCTAATGGGCGTACCGTTTGTACGTCAAGTTGATTTTCCCGATGGTACAGCATTTACTATGCCATCTATAGGTACACCTTTAGTGCGTGACCTACCAGAAAGCGCTGAAGTTACATTTGATGCATTAGATACTGGTGAAACCACTATCACAATGAATGCTCCTATAATTGCAGCTAACAGCCTAAGCCAAGTGTTGATGGAGGATAGTATGTGGGCTGCTGAAGCAGTAGCGTCTATCCCTGTTGAGCAAGCACAAGCTATTATGGAACGCTTTGAAACTGACACACTAGCACTAGCTATGCAGCAGTTTGGTGGTGTTGATGATGAGAACTTAATTAATGGCGTAGCACATCGTAAGATTGCTAGCGGTACTAATGAAGTTATAGCTACCACAGATTTTGCATTTGCAGGATTTAGCTTGAAGAAGGCTAAGATTGCGCGTAAAAACTTAATAGCTATAGTTGACCCGTCAGTGGCGTTTACATTAGAAACTTTAAGCAACCTAAGTAACGTTAGTAATAACGCTCGTTGGGAAGGTATCATTGAAACTGGCATCGAACAGAACTTCCGTTTCATCCGTAACATTTATGGCTTTGATGTATTTGAAAGTAACATGTTGCCTACTATGAATGAAACAATTGATGGTAAGACTACTACTGCGGGTAAGGCTAATATCTTTACTTCACTAGCTCGTCCTTCAATTGCTCCTTTTGTGTTAGCATGGAGACGTAAGCCTTTGTTAGTTTCTGAATGGAACAACAAGAAGAAGCAAACTGAAATTGATACCACTGCTCGTTGGGGTTCAGGTTTAGTTCGTGATGAGAACTTAGTAGTAATCGGTAGTGATACCGACCAAGTATCGTAGGAGAATAGTATGACTCGTATAAGTATTACAGCGGGTGCAAGTGCTGGCAGCAAACGTAGAGCAGCTACTCACTATGGAGAGCGTAACATTGAAGATGTGTTGCCTAGTAAATTCGCCAAGGATAACGGTGAAGTAAAATTACTACACACGTTTAGCTTTGATGATTTGCCTGTAGTTGGATTGGATGAGGCGATACTACGTATCCCTGCCAATGCCTTTATAGTTCGTGCAACGCTAAGAGTTATTACACCACTGGCGGGTACTACACCTACAGTGACAATCGGCTTAACAGAGCCTGATGGTACTACCATTGATGCTGATGGTATTGATGTTGCTATAGCAGCCTCCGCACTAAGCTCTATCGGTGAGACAGTGTTATGTGACGGTGCGCTAGTAGCAGGACTAGTTGGTATTGGTGCTGAAGATGGTCAGATTGTTGTGACCACTGGTGGTACTGTAACAGCAGGTAAGTTTGTACTTGAGACAGTATACAAAGAGTTATTAGACCGCGCTGCATCTTAGGATTTAGCAAGGACTTAGTTTAAATTGGGAGCCTTGTGCTCCCCTTTTTATTTTATAAGGAATACAATATGACTTTACACAATGCCTTAACAGGTGTGGAGTTACATGAAACTAAAGGAGCAGCAGGTGCCACTAGAGGGCATATACTAGTTGCTAGTGGAGCAGGTACTGCTGTGTACCAAGCCTTATTAGGGAACGTGGTTTATGTTAATACTTTAGCAGACTTACCTACAGCAGCAGGTGGTAAGATTACATTACTTGCTAGTACCACTTATCTATTTGGGGCAAACATAAACATAGGTACTGACTTCTTGCAATTTAGTACAGGGTCAAGTGTGCAAAGCAGGGCAGCATTTACAGCTATCATTACCTATACAGGAACTACTCCTATGTTACAAGGGACTGATGTTAATGTCACTGTAAATGATATTAACATTGTTTGTAGTAACTCAGATGTATTTGGGCTGAACGACACTGGGGGAGGTGGTAATAGTATAGCTTTAGTAAGTAATTTTGTAATACTAGCATGTAAAGGAGTAGGTACAATTGATAACTTAAATGCTATGGTATTTACTAATGTTACAGCAATTGATTGTACGTCAGGAATGACGATTACAGGAACTAATTGGTCTGCCCTACGTATGACCTCTGTTAACTTTCAAAGTACTAGTACAACATTTATAGGTATGGACTTTACAGGCTCTGTACAAAAGGCTCTAGTTTTAGATGCTATGATATTTACAGGCGGTACAGGCAGTATAGGAATTAAAGGAGACGCAGCTAACGCTAATATCAGTGCTAACTTTATCGCAGCTGTGACAGATACTCAGTTCACAGGAGTAACTACTCCTTTGTCTGGCATTACTACAGACGATTTTCGTTGGGACTTTCAAGGTAACGGTGTTGTAGCTGATAGTAATGCCGATGCTATGGTTTCTCTGACAGCTAATGCTACAGTCACTACACTAGCTGTAGGTGTTCCCGCGCTAATAGCAGGTACTTGGGTAGTTGAACGCGAGTCTATGTTCACTGGCACTACAGGCGGGCGCATCACCTATAATGGTGAAAGAGATTTGACTACCCCTATTGATATAACTATAACACTCAATCCTGTTTCTGGTACTAATAAAGTGTTCAGAGCTTACTTAGCCTTAAATGGTGCCGTTATTGTTAATAGTGGTAAAGCTATACGTTTAGATAACGCTGACCCCTTAGCTATTACTGTGCCATGGCAGCTCAAGTTAACTACGGGAGACTTCTTAGAAGTGTTCGTAGAGAACGAGACTGATAGTATTGACGTTACAGTAATAGATGGTGTAATGAGGGCGAGATAACATGGCTAGACAAAAGGCAGTCGAGACTCATATAGAGGTATCGAGGGGATTTGCTACTGAAGTAAACCCGGTAGTAGCAACACCAGAAGTACTAGTAGATATAGATAACTGTATCATTGCTAGGGACGGTACTATTCGTAGAAGATTAGGCGTAGAGTTAGAAGTTGGTTTCTCTACTAACTTAATAAACGGTGCGGCACTAGGTCTTGGGGAGTTAGATACTATTGCATTTGCTACTGACTTGTGGACTTCCGTAGCCAACATAGGGTCGTTTAATATAGTAGTACAGCAGATAGGAGCAGTACTACAATTCTTCTCTCAAGTGGGGGCACTGTCTAGTAACTTTCTTGGAGAGTTAGACCTCGCAGTTCACACTGTAGATTTGTCCCTAATGGTAGTTACACCCATGCAACTAACTTCAGGACTTGGTAAGTTATTTGTAGTAAATCCCTACATGGAGCCTGTTGTAATAACATTTGACGAGGGTACTTTTTTAGTAGAGACAACTACTTTACAGCAGCGAGACTTTGAGGGTCTTGATGATGGGCTAGCAATAGATGAACGTCCTGACCTACTAACTAAGCTCCACTATTATAACCTACGTAATCAGGGATGGAGTGATGAGAACATTAACATATTTGCAGGCAGAGCCTCTACCACTAACCTGTGTACAGGTACTACTGGTACAGGACTAGCTGCGGATAGTAGTAAGGACTGGCCTAGTAACTCTGATATAATGACAGTGGGTATTGTAGTCAATAGTAGTGGAGATTTAGAGTTTGACCCTGAGTTTATAAGGGAAGACTTTCTAGGTAACACTCCTGCCCCTAAGGGACACTTCATATTAGATGCATTCAACAAGGATTATAGTGCAGCTTTAAATTGTTCGGGAATTGATACAGCTGTAACTACTACACGCCCTGAAGCTATCGCATTTCACCAAGGACGTATATTCTATGCAGCGCCTCCGGGCAGAGCTGTAGGTAATGGTATATTCTACAGTCAGCAGCTCCTAGCAGACGATAGAAGAGGTAAATGCTTTCAAGAGGCAGACTCTACAGCAGCAGAAGTTAATGACCTTGTAGCTACTGATGGAGGCTACCTACCTACCCCCGGAATAGGACAAGTGTATAGGCTACAAGAGATGTCGAATGGTATAGTTGTCTTCGCATCTAATGGTGTGTGGTATTTAACAGGAGCAGAGATAGGTAGTGCAGTCACAGGTACTAGCTTACGTCTTGATAAAGTATACTCTTCAGGGGTTTTAGGTGCAGCTAGTATAGTGGAGGCTGAAGGAAATATATACTTCTTTAGTGAAGAAGGCATTATGAAGGCTAATATAACTATTGAAGGCGTTAAAATAGAGAATATATCTAAGAGTAGCATACAAAGATTCTACACAGCTATTGATACAGCTGCTCGTGCAAAAACTGTATCTGTGTTTATACCTACTGAACGTAAGATTTTCTGGGCATACAGCTCTCCTGCGGTGGCAAGCTCTAGCTTAGATAAATTATTGATTCTTGATTTAGATGTGGGAGGCTATTATAAGTACTCCATACAATATGATGATGTTCAAGTTTACCCTCAGATTATAG